AAGAAACTTGAACAGTAATTGCTGCTTCATCGATGCCCCATCATTCACAGCCATGAATGACCACATCGTTACAATGATTTTTCCTGTGCGGGTCATCGGTATAGGCCCAGGCAACTTGGACACGCTACGACCCTTGCTAGCCATCTCTGCTGGCCTTCTAGGAAAGAACGTGGCCGTAGTATCTGGCAACCCAGCATTGGCTTCTATTGGTGGGCAAGAATTCCCCGCGTATGATTTGACCATTCGTATGCAATCGCAGAACCTATAATGCACACGAGACAGACTAAAATCTGTAATAATCTAAACAACAGCGGTGGCCCGACACACCTACATGACCAGGAGTAATTATGGCCACCAGCACCACCACCTATCTAACTAACCCAACTGTGACAATTTTGCCCCTTACTGGTGGCACCCTATTTGATGCCACAACGGTCACTTCGTCCGCAGCCATCACAGTGGGCTATGACGCTCTTGAGAGCACTAGCTTCGGAGATGCTGCCCATTACTATGTAAAAGGCCTTCAACAGGTCGAGGTTACATTGACGTGCTACGCCTCTTACGGTTCAACATCTGTTGAAGCAGCACTCACAGCTGCACTCGGTACCGGCACTTCTGTCATTACAATCTCGCCTGCTGGCGCTTCCGAATCAGCAACGAACCCTGAGTACACAGTCACTAACGCATTCCTCGCATCGTTTCAGCCAATTAACGGCTCATACGGTGAACTCTCAATGATTGAAGTCACTTTTACAGGTGGCACATTTGCTCGAGACATCACCCCACCAGCGTAAAACCTAAAAAAGAAAGCAGCCGACAATGCAACTAACACTGCAAATAGACCTGGGCAACGGGCCAGTACAAGTCAAAACCAACTTGATGGTAATTGTCAATTGGGAACGCAAATACAAACGCAAAGCTAGTCAAATAGCCGAGGGTGGAATTGGCATGGAAGATTTAGCCTTCATGGCTCACGAAGCTGCCAAGGTTTCAGGCATCTCGCCTTTGCCGTTAATGCTTGACGATTTCATTAAGCAGTTAGTCTCGTTAGAGGTTGTGGACAGTGAAAGCCCAAACCCTACCGAGGCGGCACCTTCCGATATTCTCTAGCATCACTGCTGGTAGAAACAGGATTTTGGCCGCCTGACATAGCATTTGACATTCCCGACTTGGCTACTTGCATTAGTATCATCAACGAGTCGAGGAAAAAACAAAAATGAGCGCCACAGTTAGCACAGAGATTTACGGACTCAAGGCAGCCCTCGCCGAACTTGGCAAGCTTGACAGCAAAACCAAATTCAAAGCCACAAATAAAATCAAGGCCGCTGGTGGTCAGATGGTTACAGAGGTTGCTTCTAAATACCCAGACGACAAGCCGCCATTGTCTGGCATGGCCCCATCTAAAAAGGGTGGCACACGTTTAGGTTACGACGCCAAGAAAGTGCGCAAAGGCGTCACTATCCAAATCGGCGGACGCGCCAAGAATGGCAATATTCCCTTGGTGACTTTGATACAGAAAAACGCCGGCGGTGCGTTCTTTGATTTGGCTGGTTTGCGTAATGGCGGGTCACAGTTTGTGCAGGACTTAGACAGCCGATACGGCAAAGCCCAGCGCGGTATGTGGCGCGCCCGTTCCTACATTTACGGCCAAGCAACTAAAGACATTCTTGGCGCTATTGAAGAAGTCATGAAGTCTGTAAACAGAAACTTGGTTCAGTAATGGCTGTATTTATCCCCATCATTTCCGAGTTTGATTCCAAGGGAATTGACAAAGCTAAAAAGGAATTCGCCAGCCTTGAGGGTGCAGGCAAGAAAGCCCAGTTTGCTATTAAGAAAGCAGCCGTACCTGCAGCCGCTGGACTGGTTGCTGTAGGCGCTGCACTTTTTGATGCCACTAAGGGCGCGATAGAAGATGCAGCTGCACAAGACAAACTTGCTGGAGTTATTGAGCGAACCACTGGCGCTACTGATGCACAAATCAAAGCCAATGAGGATTGGATAAGTACCCAGGGCAAATTGCTAGGCGTGACCGATGACGAATTGCGCCCTGTAATGGGTCGTCTTGTCAAGGCAACTGGAGACGTGACAAAGGCGCAAGAATTAGCCGCGCAAGCAATGGACATTTCTGCTGCATCAGGGCAACCACTAGAGAGCGTCACTAAAGCCCTCGAAAAGGCTTATGGCGGGAACATGACTGCCTTAGCCAAGTTGGCACCTGAGTATCGAGACATGATTAAAGAGGGCGCAACCTTTGAAGAAGTCATGGACAAGATTGGCAAAACTACTGGTGGCGCTGCTTCTGACGCTGCCAACACGGCACAAGGCAAATTTGAACGCCTGGGCGTTGCGCTATCTGAAACTAAAGAGTCAATCGGCGCAGCTCTTTTACCAGCCATTGAAGCGGTGCTTCCGTTCCTTGTAAAGATGGGTGACTGGGCTTCTGAGCACCCAGAGATTTTGCTTGCTATTGGTGTTGCTATTGCCACGATTGCTGCTGCCATTGTTGCTACAAACATTGCTATGGCTCTTAACCCGTTTAGCCTTATTGCTATCGGTGTAGTAGCACTAGGTGGGCTACTGGTTGCGGCCTACAAAAAGTTTGAACCGTTTAAAACAGTTGTTGATGCTGTTTTTGGTGGCATCAAGTTTTGGATTAACAACGTAACTATTCCTGCAATTAAAACAATGCTTGACGTGTTCAAGACAGTGTTCAACGGCATTGCTCGAATCTGGAATAACACTGTTGGCAAGATTTCTTTTGAACTTCCTAAGTGGATTCCTGGTATTGGTGGCAAAGGCTTTGAGATGCCCAATATCCCAATGTTGGCAGAAGGTGGCATTGTCACTGGCCCTACGCTGGCAATGATTGGTGAAGGCAACGGCCCAGAAGCAGTCATACCGTTAAGCCGCATGGGTGAATTTGGCATGGGCGGTGGTGGCGGTATCACTATCAACGTAAACGGTGGCGACCCACAATCAGTAGTTAATGCCCTACGCACTTATATGCGCCAGAACGGTTCTGTACCTATTGCGGTGAGCAACATCTACTAATGGCTATTCAAACATACACAGTTTCCTACAGCACAGACAATGTGACTTACACGGCGCTGACCAATGTGCAAAGCATTACTGTGAACATTGGCCGCCGTGAACAGTTAAGCCAGTACAGCGCTTCTACTGCTTCTGTGTCTTTGCGCTACCCCACAGGTTTTGCCTCACCAATTAGTGCTTTAGTTACTGGCACTTTTATTAAAATTGTCAATACAACCTCAGGCAAAAACACGCTTATTGGGACTATTAACAATGTAACTGCCCGTTACGGCATTCCTTATGTAGGCGGTGTTGGCAACGCTGACTTTCTAGACTTTTCTGTTGAGTGTTCTTTTGCTCGATTGGGTCGTGCACAAGGTGGTGGCTACGCAATGGGCGCTGCTGTTTTTGCTTCGCAATTAAATACTGCCTCTTCACAATCAGGCGTGACCATGACGTATAGCCTTGCTTCTAGCCCTAGCATGGCTGGCACAACTGTTTCAGGCACTTGGGGCGACTGGCTTAACAGGTCACTGATGACGACTAACTCACGCATGATTGACGCGCTATACACTGGGGTGCTTGTGGTGTCACCTTTTGATTACACAGTTTCGGCGGTCAATTTCAGTGACACAGCGAACGATGCCACTAATCAGGTGTACGACCAGATTGACTTCACCAGCCTTGCGGACAACTTCTACACACAGGTAACGGTAGACCCTGAGGGTTTTGCTGCTCAAACGGTGACACAGGCTGGCGCGGTTAAGCCGTACCGGACATTGCAAACCAACACTTTTAACGCCTCTACAAGTCAGGCCACAGACTTTGCCAATTATCTGTTAGGGGCTTATGGTGGGCAAACTTTTGCTATCGGCTCGTTTTCGTGTTCTGCTGAGGCTCAAAACACTTTCAAGCTTGACCAGATTGGTGCTGGCGCTACCTCTGGGGCTTCGAATGTGATTGGGGCACAGGTGTCTGTGGCGTTTCGTGGCACTACTTTTCAGTGCATTGTTGAGGGTGTCACTATTTCGGCTACGCCTGCTGGTTCGCGCTACACGTATTACGTGTCTGGCGATGCCCTGAACAATTATCTGCTTTTGGATAATGCGGTGTTCGGGCGACTTGACTACAACAGATTAGGATATTGATTATGGCTATACAGACTTTTACTACTGGTCAGGTGCTGACGGCAGCACAAATGAACACCTTGCAACAACAAGCAGTCATGACGTTCACAACAGAAGCAGCGAGAGATGCTGCTATTACTGCGCCAAGCGAAGGCATGGTTGCCTATTTGACAGCACCCACAGTTCCGGCAGCGACAGGTGCTACAACTTTTGTGCCAACTGGTATCCAAACTATTTACAACGGAACATCGTGGGTATGTGTTACAGAGGTTTCAGCATTTACAGTGACGGCTGGAACGACAACGGCTACCGCCAACTTTACTCCTACGCTGACGGGTGGCGGCACTAACCCGTCTGTCACCCTCACAACTGGTACAACTGCCCTTGTCACAATTAATGGCAATCTAATAAACTCCAGTTCCGTATCCTCATATATGACACTTGCAATTTCAGGTGCAACAACAATAAGTGGCGATTCGTTTGAGTCAACATACGGCGCAGCCCGTAACGCTGCAAACCTACAAACAACTGCATCGCGAACATACGCGATTAGCGGATTAACTGCTGGAACAAACACGTTTACATTAAATTATATTGTTGCTGGTGGCACTGGTACTTTTCATGCACGAAGCATAACCGCAAAAGGTGTTGCATAATGCGTAAAAGCCTAATTCTATTGGTGATTTGCGCATCGCTGACCGCTTGCGCAGACCGTGAACGCCGTAACTGCCCACCAACCAAAAATAAAGCACTACGAGGCATAACCGAAACAATCACCCCAACAACACCAGCCCCCCCATACGGGACAGGCGGAAAGTGCGTATGAAACCAGACAACAGACACACAAACGAAGAAATAAAAGCACGACTTATTTTTGTTGTAGCCATCGGTTTAACAGTCGCTTTTCTTGCTTCCATCTTGGCATTGCTTTACGGCCTGCTATTCGTGACACAGCCGCTCGAAGTTTCCCCTAATGACGATGCGGCTTGGTCTGTACTTTCACCAATGCTTGCCACCCTTACTGGCGGGCTCTTGGGGGTATTAGCGGGTAACGGCCTCAAAGACCGCCCTAAAGACCCACCAGCACCATGACCGCTCGCAAATACCCTTTCTACCCTTCATGGGACGGCAAAGCCACATCACCAATCACAAAGAAATTCTATGATTTGTGCAATAAACGTTGGGGCTTTACTAACCTTGGTATGTACGTCAATCGCCCAATGCGCGGGTCTAAAAACCTAAGTGTCCACGCCAGTGGTTACGCAGTTGATATGGGCTTTGCACCAACTCGAGAAGGCAGAGCCAAAGCCAAAGAGGCATGGACATGGCTAGTAGAAAACTCAGAAATTCTCCTGCTGGCCGAGCTGCATGACTATTCGTACCGCAACCCTGCACAACCCGAAACAGACAAAACCGCCTGGGGTCGTGGCTATCGCTGCAGTCGTGGCCCAGGGCAAAAAGGCGTCAAGCTGTTTACCGCTTCGGACAATGCCGGCACACCAGGTGGGGCTTGGCTACACGCTGAAATCTCTAACGAATGGGACGAGCAAGGCGGAGCCGAGGCATTTGAAAAAGCATGGCGCGCACTTCCTAAGCCATAAAGGATTCCCAGACACTGTTTGAGCGGTGCTGGGGCTAGGTGGGGGGCGGTAGTTTTGTTTCCATTGGACGAAATCCCCCACCGACTTCGCAAATTGTGTATAGTAAATCCAAGCCACTCAAATGGCTCGAACAAAGGAAACCACATGATTGACCACAAAGGCCATGTATTAACTAACCGCTTTGCTGGTGTTTATTGCGACACTTG